ACTATTACCTTCCCTAAAAAGAATAGACTGGTTAATAGAAGAGAAATTTTTCAGTAGAGTCAGAGTTTTATCAGAGAGTTTCATAGTTTTATCTTGGAGTTTCATAATCAACGGAATTCTGTCAGACCATTATCTTTACGCGAATAATGTCCATCAAAGTGAAGCAGAAGCATAGCATAATGAATGACTTTCATCAAATCACGCTTATTGCGACCTTCCTTGTCACCATAACGACTTCCATATTTCAGGATATTTGCTTGACAGAAACCTGCTGCCAGTTTCTTTGCTGCCATCAGATCAATTGTTTGGATATCTTCATATCCAGATTCATCGCCACAATAATGACCATGATATGTACTGGTTACATAATCCTGAATATCTTTCAGGATCTTATCTTCGTTATATTTCCAAAGATGATTAGTAGGTTCAGTCATACTCACAGGTTTTTTTTCAATTTCAATTTTGTCATCAGAATTAATCGAGAACACGTATTCAGTTCCGTAGGGATACTCATCCATAATAAAGAGGGGAGATAGTTTTACCTCCCCATATTTTATCAGTTTACTTGGGGTTCGTCAATGGGCATTTGGAAATCAGCATCTACCTTGTCATACAGTTCAATAAAGGCAGTCTTAGTTTCATCATCAAATCGTGCGGTACAAACATCGATGGCCTTTGCTTTGTTGCCAAAGATACTGTAAGCACGAACAATATGAACCAAACGACGGGTGCTAATGATTTCCTCAATACCACCATCGTAGAAGGTCTTGCGAATAATGTCTGCCCAGTCCACAAGACGTTTGCAGAAGTCACGGTCTTCTACACCCAGATCAAGAGAAACCCCCTCAAGAATCTTCTGCTCGGTGGCAGGGGCAGGATAGGACTGCTCAAAGGTCACAGGGAATCGTTCCAGGAATGCTTCATTAAGAACGTTGGTGCCGATGAATCGTCCGTCATCAGAACCCTTACCCTTGGTGTTTGCAGTAGCAATAACGTTGAAACCAGGAGCAGGTTTCACCCAACGACCAATCTTCTTTAGGAAGACACCCTTACCTTCTAGAATGGACTGAAGACAGAGGATCTTATTGGAAGCCAGGTCGATCTCGTCAAGGAGAAGGATTGCTCCACGTTCGAGTGCTTCGATGACGGGACCGTTATGCCATGCAGTATTCCCATCAACAAGCCTAAACCCACCGATAAGGTCATCTTCATCAGTTTCAATCGTAATGTTTACACGGATCAATTCACGACCCAACTGAGCACAAGACTGTTCCACTCCGAAAGTTTTCCCGTTACCACTAAGACCAGTGATAAAGGTAGGGTAAAACAAACGACTGGAAATAATTTTCTTGATATCATTGAAATTACCAAACTTGACGAAGGTATCATCTTTTTCGGGAATTAGATTTTGTTCAATAGGTGGAACCACTGCAGGTGCGTTAAAGGTACGTTCGATTTCTTCAACTTTTTGTTGAGTTACTTCAAGATTCCACTTACCACGACCAACTTTGAATTTGTCAAGTTTTTTAGCAACAGTTTGATAATTACAACCATTCAAATTACACCAGGCACGAAGGTCACCACTGCTGATGTTATTACCATACAGATTTTGCAGGGAGGTGCGGATGTAGTCAGAAGAAAGTGCCATGCTTGTTTCGTTTCAACCTAGTTATCATATACGAAAAAAGGGGTCTCAAAGACCCCCAGTGGTCAGTTCCCAGACTGTCCATACTTATATCTCATTGCTTGTACCAACCACGCTTGTGATAGTGATTTTGGACCTTCTTTTAAAATTTGAATTACTTTGGGATCTTTTTCGGAATTAATAGCAATTTCTTTCCAATTTTGTTTCATTCTCCCTTTGTTTTATCGTTCTTTTTGGTATTAATACTTTTTCTGATAGCATCTATTCTCTTGGCAGTAGCATCGACTTCTACTGGTTCTTTCTCATACCCACCATATGATTTCCACCCAGCAGGTGGACGATGCATTTGACGATAACGATATGCTTCAGCAGTAAATTTTTGAAAGGTCTTCATGCTACCAAAGAAATAAATTCTCCTAATACTTTTTTATTTAGTTTTTTAGTTTTAAGAGACTTGACAAAGGCAGACTTGATTTGGGACTTAGTTGCATCATCAGCAACTTCAAATTCACTATCTTGNGAAAGTGTNGAAGCAGACAAACCAAAGTATGCATCATACCCAGAGTTGGTAATGGTAAAACTCTTCAATTTTTTCCAATCATTTAGGATTTTATCATANACCTTACCATCATGAATCGAATGATAAAGTTGAATAAATCGATTTGCATATCGATTTTCAAGGACACGAATGCCAATAAAATTTATATTAGAAAACTTGTCTTTCAAATTCCTCAAAAGAACATCAGTAAATTCATGATAACCATAACCAATACTGTAAGTAGTTCCAAGTTTACGATCACGGAGAAATGTATTATGGGGGTGAACATATCCGCTACCAAGAACTGGTTTGTCTGAATAAGAACGATGAACTTCTTTATGGTATGTAAGTTGATTTGATTCACCATCAGTCAAAACAATACATTGAACTTTCTGTAGTTTGTTTTCTTTCCGAAACTTGGGAAGAATCTGATGAAGAGAAATCAGTGCTTCGTTCAAAGGAGTTCCCGAAAGGCACATACGGTTGGAATAAGTATACGGAGAAGTGTAAGACCTGCCAAAACAATGAGCAAGACGCCAAATGTTCATCATTTGGTGTTCAAGTACACTTCCAGAAACTTTACTTGTAAGAATATTCATCATAGAAAATGAATCATCAACGGACAAAAGTCCTTCTTTCTTATCGTAATGAGGAGTGCGATCTGCAGAAATATATTCTTGAGTTTCATAATCATACTCACAACGACGCCACTCATTTGTGAAAGCATAAACCTCAAAAGGAATGGAAACCTTCTTGCAGAACCACACAAGATTGAAAAGTTGTTTGCAAGTGTCAAGCATTACATCTGACATGGAACCTGACCAGTCCAACACAAACACCAAACCATGATTCTTACCATCAGCAAGAGTTGTTACTTTTTTGAACAAGTCTTCGTTGTATTTGTAAGTATGAAGTTTGGTGCAGTCAAGAATACCAGTGCGGGCAGTGGTGGAACGAGCATAGGAGTCTGCTGCCTTGCGGCACTCAAACTCTTTGACCAAATAGTTTACTTCTTTCCCCGAAGAAGACTTGAACTTTTTAAACTCACTATCAGATTCTTCGTAAAGATTAATCGCAACAAATTTTTTCTCTTCAGCACATTCGTTATGAATTTTTTGTTGATGTTTAAAAGAATTATCAATTTCCTTGTGAACATCAAAATTCTCAGAAATAATAGTATCAAGATTTACTTGAGGAACTTGAACATACACGTTTTCGCATCCACCATTTTCAACAAGATCCCGAATTTTATCCTCTAAAGATTCTGCAGTGCGAACTTCAGGTTCACCATCCTCACTAGAATTTACTTGAGTTTGGTCTCCCTGAGCAGTGCCACCATAAGAACCTTCATCTTCCTTAGGTTGAGAGTTATCACTCTCCCCCTCTTCTTCAGAAGAGGAGTCATTAGTCTCTACAATATCATTAGCAGGAGACTGAGATTCACCTTGAGTTTCGTGCGAATCAAGATCAGAAATCTTTTGTTCTTTCTCCTTTTCTTTTTTACAATATTTGTAGAGTTCTTCTGCGGCAATCAAAACATCAGAAAAAGTTTCACAAGCACCAATCAAATTGATAATTTCTTGTTCTTCCGATTTAAATTCTAAAATGATAAAGTTACCAATTTTAAAATAAAGATTAGCACGGTCTGCAAGATTGAAGGATGAAATATCTTCATCATCAATCTGAAAGAAGTCTTCATCATTCAGTTCTTTATATCCATTATAAAATGTCCTAGCAAGTCCAGCATACTTGCGTTTCATTAGTTTTTCGATACGAGCATCTTCAACCACATTCACGAACTGTGGAGGAACTTTTACTTTCTCCAACCAATCCTCATCAGGAGTAAAGAGTGCATGACCCACCTCATGACCCACCAGAAGGTCATAGACGGTGTTACTTGCCTTCTCCCACAAAGGAAGTGTCAATACACGAGTATGAACGTTAAAGCAAGCAGTGGAGACCTTCTTATGCTCAACTACAAGATCTTCAGTAGCCAGCAGTTTGGCAAGTTGAGACTTGATTTCGTGAGAGACTGCCATTTGATTCCTTTCTTATGAAACCATAATACGAAGAAACCGTCCCATTAGGACGGTTCATGTGACACTTTTTGAACTGGGCAAGTCGTTTCTTTGCTTGCCTCAGTGCTTGTGGTTTTAAATGTCGTTTTTGTTCTTTCTTAGAATGTTTTTGCCAGTTTGGGACTTGCATGGTTCTGCTCCAATCAGGAGATCATACGACTAAATCCTTTAACTTTCTCAAACTTAAAGACACTTTCAAATCTGTCTTCCATACCTGCCTTATGAGAGATAATAAAGACATTGGAATCCTTCACAACATAACGAATAATCTTGATAAAGTCTTCGGTTCCCAATCCATCAAGAGAAGAATCAAAGATTTCATCAAGAATTAATAGATTGGTGTTGGTTGAATTTTTAAACTTAGCAACTTCTCTCCAAGTAAAGAGAAGTGCCAAGTCGATTCTTTGTTTTTCACCTTCACTAAAAGAAGAATAAGAAAAATCTTCGTGAATAGGAGATTGAACAGTTTCATTAAACTCTTCATCAAGTGTGAAGTTAATGTAGAAATCCAACATTTGCAGATACCGATTAACTTGTTGATTAATCAGTGGCAGATACTTTTTGATTATTTTGGATTTTACACCACTGTCTTTTAATAATGAATAAGAAAAGTCGTGATATTGAATCAGTTCTTTCTTTCCAGACAGATCATCATATACTGATTTTAGATCTTTTTTAAAGTTTTCTAATTTCTCATGTTCAGAATTTCGGTTTGCAAGGTTCTCGGTAATTGTTTGAATTTCATGTTCAAGACTTCGGATTTGTTTTTGTAATCCGTTAATCCTAATATTGTTTTGAGAAATGCCATGCGTTAAGTTTGTTACCTCTTTTGATAGATCGAGAAATTGGTGCTCTCTTTGTTCTTCGTTTTTAATTGCCTCCTCTAGTTCTTTGTAACCAGATTGCAACTCTTTTGCATTATCTTGAGCACTCCTAATTCTATTTAACCTAAACTCCTCTTCTATACTTTGGGTACAGGTAGGGCATACCGTATTCTCAGCGAAGAACTTATGCTCTTTAGTAATCGTAGATACTTTCTGAGATATCTTGCCTTTAAGATTTCCCAACTTACGAAGTTTGTCGGTNGCTCCAACATACTCTTCTAGTTGTTTTTCNAATAAAGTGAGTTTATTAGAAATCTCAATATTCTCTTCATTGTAATTATCAATCTCAACATTGATATTGGCAATCTTTTCCTTATTGGCACTTACGTTGGCATTACCAAGATTCTCTAACTCTTCAATAAAGTTCTGTTGCATTTGAACTTTATCCCTGACAGATTCTTTTTTCAGATCGAGAGTTCTTATTTCTTCTTTTAGTGAACGAATCTTTTCTTTAATAATGACATTCATGGAAGAGAAAATCTTAATATCCAAAAGATCTTCAATAACTTCCCTACGACTTGCCGCAGTCAGTTGCATAAAGGGAACAAAGTTACTGCTACCCAGAATAACAATTTGAGTGAATGACTTATAGTTCATCTTGAGAATAGATTGTTCCAAGTACTTCTGCTGGTCAATGGCAGAAGAACTTTGATCTAAAACAGATCCATTGCGATAAATCTCAAAGATATTTGGTTTGATTCCACGACGAATCATCCAATCAGTAGAACCAATCTTCAGTTCAATCTCCACAAGACACTCCTTTTCGTTTATGGAGTTGATAAGTTGTGGTTTATTAATCTTACGGAAAGCTTTTCCAAACAACACAAAACATAGAGCATCAAGAATTGTGCTCTTACCTGCACCATTATTCCCCACAATTAAAGTGGTTGAGTTTTTATTCAGTTCAACTTCAGTAAATTGATTTCCAGTAGAAAGAAAATTTTTCCAACGGATCTTTTCAAATAATATCATTTTCTTTAGGGGGAATCACAATATCATTGGGTGTAATAATAACATACTCATGCCCGTGCATTTCACAAACATTTACAAGCAAGTCACTCTCTATTTCCATCACATGCATTTCTGGATAGTCATCCTCTTCTAACATCAAGGCAAAACGAGTAGCATCATCCTCTTCTTCAAAAAGATAAAGAACTTGATTCCCATCTTCATTTACTACAGAATATGCACCTTCGTCTTCTCTACCATTGATTGTTAAAATAAACATTCTACACTAGTTCGCAAGCCTCTTGATATACTTCGGAAATAAGTTTTTGAACTATTGATTTATCAAGTTCAATTTCTGCTTCCTCTACATATCTATTCAAGATAGAAATCGTATCTTCTGACTCAAATGCTTCAAACTCTTCATTCTCTTGGATTTGAAAGTTCTCTACAACTTTAAGTTCAGCAACATTGGAAGCATAGAGTTTATCAATAAATTTTTCAAACTTCTTCATGTCCGATTTTTTTCGAACAATCACTCTAACAATTTTGTTCTGATATTCACGAGTATCAAAAGTTTGGTAATTGGTATCCTCATAATAAATGTTATAAAACATTTTATATGGATTGTTGATTGGAGTATGTTCTAGAGTTTCAGTATCAAAGATATGAAATCCTCTAGTATCATTTAGATCATTCCAATACAATTCATAGGGATTTCCAAGATAATAAACTACTGAATTGTTCGATCTAGTGTGATAGTGACCAGAGAAGACCTTGGTGAACTTGTCAAATAATTTGCTTTCCAAACCATGCTCCATGACGATTTGGTTATTAACTCTAAATCCTTGGAGCTCAAGGTGCCCCATCGCACACTCGCAAGATGTTTTTTGAATAAGTTTGAGAGCATTTTTCTCATTTTCTTGATTAATCCAGGGTATAAAAAGTACTTTAAGTTTGTCTAATAAAACTTCAGTTGGTTCGGAATATACAGTTACATTATCATATTCACGCAAAAGTAAATCAACTGCATTTACTTCGTTGGTGTTTTTATAGTAAGCAGTATGATTACCTACGATTGTATGAACACTAACTCCCATTTCGTTAAGACGATCATAGTAATTATTTTTAGCCCACGATAGTGCAGAGAAATCAATTCCTTTACGACTATCAAAAGTATCTCCCATATCTACAACTGNGGTAATCCCGTACTGTTCCAGCGTCGGGAAAAACACTTCATTGTAAAATTTTAGGAAATACTCATGAAAGAGTTTAGAATTCTTTCTTGCTCCAAAGTGTTGATCTGTAATAATTGCTACTTTCATTCAATACCGAAGTTTGGAGTGAATATTATCCTTGATTGAATTATAATCTGAATATTCAGATCCGTCAACACTTCCACTATCAAATACCTGATCGTATCCTGTTTTTTCAAGAATCTTATTCTTGATTTCCAATTGTTTCTTTTCTTTTTGAATACGTCTTAGAAATGCGTAGTGAATAATCTGTGTAAAGTAAGCAAAAGGATTTTGGGACTTCTCTGGATTAAAGTTATGAATATACTGAACACAATTTTCAATACCATCACAAATCATATCATCTTTGAACATATAGTTGACAAAGTTTGGTTTGAATGATAAATGATTTGCAATCTTTAAGAAACACTCACCAATATATCTGGGAATTTGTGGTTTTGGATTACCTTTAATTTTAGCAATCTCAACATCCTCACGATACTTAATAAGTGCTGCAAGAAACTCTTTGTTGTTTACGTAATGCTCTGACCTTTTTCTTCTGGTCATAACTGCTGTAGTTATCATTAGTTTATCTCATAATATGTATGAATTATACCATCTATACAAATAGTTGACAAGGTTCTAAAAACTGTGTAGAATACCTTTGTTGGGTTTAAAGATCAGGCTTTAGCTATTCTTAAAAAGCTTTTCTAAGATTTCTTTAGCATCATTGACATTTGCTAGATATCCCATTTTACGAGATATCTTTGCTTGATTGCTCTTTGTTTTAAAACTTTCTCTACAATAAGTTTGGTACATAGAAATCATTTCAATGTCTGAAGATTCTGTCATTGTAAGAACATCTTCAATGTTGATTATAAACATATCTTCTGTGGTTGTTTTTAACCAAGGTTCTATCTTATATCCCATTACTCCAGTTCTACCTTTTATTTCAGAAACAATAATGGGATTAGTAACTAATAAAAGAGTTCTATCTTCTTCTTCGGTACATGCTACCTTTGCGAAGATTTCCTCTCCGGTTTTTAACTTAAGTGTGCAGTAAAAATCATCTTCAATCATTTGCTCTTTAGTTGAATGGTAATTATTTCGTAATTAAATTGCTCTTCATTATAAATTTTAATTCTTTCTATGAAATGATTAAGAGTATAATTTTTTCTTGAATTTAGTGTACAATCATCAGAGATGTCATAAAGAACTGCTTTAGTTTTATTCTTTCCTTTTCTAAGAACTCTTCCAATTGATTGAAGATTTCTAACTCTAGATTTACTTGGAGATGCAAAAATTACATTATTAAGACTTTTTATATTAATGCCTGTTGAGAAAGTTCCGTAAGATGCAACGATGATTGCGTTGTTTTCTCTTTCTGTAATTTCTCTTACCAGTTCTCTTTCTTCAGCATCCACTCCACCATGAACGAAAAATACTTTACGATCTTCACGGTTGTTGTTATTTATCATCTCATATAGTATTGCTCCATGAGCTTCAACTCTCGAAAACAAAACAAGGGTATTTCCTTTGAGATCTAAAGAAAGGTTTGTAATAAATTTATTTCTTTGTTCATGAGAGATTAGATATTGAATTTCATCCTCATAAGTTTCAAATTTTTGTGGAGGATGTTTAAGAACAAGACATTGAATATCCAACTGAGAAAGGTGTCCTTGCTTCATCAGTTCTGCAGTTTTGGTAACTTTATATGATGGTCCAAATAAACCTTCCAGAACCCATTTATGTGTTTGAGTTCCATCTAAAGTTCCTGTAAACCCAAAACGATATTTTGCATGATGAAGTTTGGTCATGATCTGTATCAAAGATTTGCTCTTGAACAAATGAGCTTCATCACCTATAATTACACCATAATCTTCAAAGAAAGAACGATCTAATTTGTAGACTGATTGCCAAGTTGTAATTGTAACCTCGTGTTCATTAGTCTTCTCTCTACCGGAATATATCTTGTGGCAATATGACTCAGCATCCCAACCATAATCTTCGAAGTCCTTGTACATCTGTTCTACAAGAGATGTCGTTGGAACAATTAAAAGAATTTTTTGCCCTTTATCCACATAATATCTTACGATCGAATAGATCATCAGTGATTTACCAGATGCAGTGGGACTTATCAATAGTTTTCTATTATGCCTTAGAGCATCATATACTCCCTCTACTTGAT